ACATATATCTATTGAACCTGATATGGGTAGTGACACTAGCCCTTGGTTCTGGTGGATGAACCAACCTAAGATTGTGAATCAGTTGGCTGCAAAGCTGACACCTGTACCTACCAAGAAGCTACCGCTTCCTGAGGTACCAGCGGCGTGCACCTGCTGTAAGGTTCACAACAAAAAACGAAAGGCAAAATAAATGGAAGCACTAAAGCAAGTATCGCTTACCTGGTTCCGTGCTGCAGCCTCTGCTGCTATCGCACTCTACCTAGCTGGCGAGACCGACCTTAAGACGCTCGGCATGGCAGCCCTCGCAGGGTTCCTCGGGCCTGTCCTAAAGTGGCTCGACCCATCGGCAACAGAGTTTGGAAGAGGCTCACGCTAGCCTGTAGAATACCCTTTAAACGGCTTTAAACGGCCTTTAGAGACAAGAAGACCCCCAACCTAGGGTAATTACCTTAGGAAGGGGGTTCTTTTTTTATGCCCGAAAGTAGTTTATACTTGACTGCTTCTCCCTCAGTCAGTATAATATATATATTATATTATATATTATATATTATATATTATATAAAGACCCCTACGGGGTCTTATATATTATTATATATTATATATATATAATATAATTATACACACTGATTAACTGATTGTCAAGTATTTAATTCCTTGACAATACACCTACCGAATGGTACAATACTCCGATGACAGTTTACATAGCGGAAAAATATACTATACCTGAGCATGTGTCATACTCTGCTCTGACTACCTACATAGACTGTGGGTATCTATACTACCTCGGGAGACTACTCGAGATTCCTGAACAACCTGCCGTCTGGTCAGTCGGTGGCTCTGCCTTCCACAAGGCAACTGAAGAGTGGGACAAACAATATGTTGAGTGAGAAGTTATGGAAAGAAGCTTGGGATGAGTACGCCAAAGACAAAGACTTATCAACGCTTAGGGTTGGTGGCAGGGCTACGAAGGAATTTCCCTTCAAAGAAGACGCCACTTTCTGGAACATTAAGGGCCCCGAGTGGGTACAAAGTTACATTGATTGGCGTGCAACAAACAAGAATTGGAAGATTTGGAAAACGCCTGAAGGCGTTCCTGCGATTGAATTAGGTATCACTCCTAAGTTCGCTGACATCCCAGTCAAGATGGTCATCGATAGAATCTTTGAAGTCGATGGTCAGTTAGTTGTGGTAGACTTGAAGACTTCACAACAGACACCATCATCTAGCCTGCAGCTAGGATTCTACAAGGCTGGCATACAGCAAGTCTTTGGTGCTGATGTTAAGTGGGGTAACTACTGGATGGCTCGTCAGTCGGGCACAGGTTCAATGGTTGACTTATCCAAGTATACCCAAGAGATGATTACTTACTTCGTAGAAAACTTTGACAAAGCACGCAAAGCTGGTATATTCTTACCCAACACAAACAACTGCAACCGGTGTGGTCTTACCGACCATTGCCAGTTCACATCTAAGAAAGGGTCATAATGACCGAAGAATGGAAACTGCAAGTCTCTTACAAGACTGGCACAGGTGACATGATAAACATCAGAGCTAACACAGCTGATGAGTTGAGCGTACTGCTAGAAGGCATTGGCGACTACGCTACACAGATTGTATCTGTTAACAAAATGCTAGGAGCTGCGTACAATGTAGCCCCTTTATCCACTACCGATTCCACTACAAGCACAAGGCCTCCGGTCTCATCGCCACCAACCCCGGTGTCGGAAGCGTCAGGTACCGCCGCACCCACATGTAAGCATGGCGCTCGCATTTGGCGCAGTGGAGTCAGCAAGAATACAGGTAAGCCATATGCGTTCTGGGCATGCCCATCACCGCAGGGTACACCTGACCAGTGCAAGCCAGTAAACTAAACATAGGAACTACAATGAGCCGTAGTCAGTTGATTCGTCTTTGGCTACGGCTCTTATTCAAAAAGGAAAAGAATTGCGTACACTTGTCAGAAGCGTTGGTCGCCCCAGTATCGGTGGAGAACCGCTACCTAGTTGCTTCAAGGCATTCGAATCGAACAAGATTATTCTTAGGCGAAGCGAAGTGTCGATGTTCGCAGCAGCACCAGGCGTAGGTAAGTCAACACTTGCCTTAGCCTTGGCACTAAAGATGAAGGTGCCAACATTATATATCAGCGCAGATACCAATGCACACACAATGGCTATGCGCCTTGCCTCAATGATTAGTAATAAAAGTCAGGGTGATGTAGAACAACTACTCAATACTGATTTAGGTTGGACTCGTGCAGTGCTAGCTAAGGGTGCACACATTGTGTGGTCATTCGAATCAGCACCAACACTTCAGGATATTGATGAAGAAGTCCAAGCCTTTGAAGAACTATGGGGTTGCCCACCACAACTGATTGTGGTAGATAACCTGATGGATGTAGCCACAGATGGTGGCGAAGAGTTCGCTTCAATGCGTGCGATTATGAAGGAGCTAAAGTATCTTGCTCGTGCTACTAACGCTGCTATCCTTGTGCTCCATCATACTAGCGAAGCTGTACCGGGAACTCCGTGTCAGCCTCGAAGTGCAATACAAGGCAAGGTTGCTCAATTACCTGCTCTCATTTGCACCCTCGGAGTCGTGGGTACAAGCATGGGCGTCGCTCCTGTTAAGAACAGATATGGCAAGGCTGATGCGGGAGGGACTCTAATGACATGGATTGCTTTCAATCCTGAGTATATGTTCGTTGATGACATACCGGAGAATGTATAATGGAACGCCATACAAAGATTGGCAAGTATCCCTTTACCGACAGCGAAGTTGCAGAACTTCGTGAGTACTTTGGAAAGCAGATAGCCAAAGAGATTGAGGCAGAGTCCGAAATGATTATGACTCCAACAGGTTGCACTTGCGGTCGGGAAATAACAGCGCCGATGGATTTTATTGCAAAGTCACAGGCTGTCGCTATTGCGAGAGGTGAAGATAATGGATGACGATTACCTAGAGATTCACGCTAAAGAGATTGCGTATGCAGAAGTTAATAGACAGGTACAAAAGTTTATACAGAAGATTGAAGATGCCAAACCGCCAGCTAAGGACGATTATACGCAAGGCGTACATGACGGACTTGATTGGGCAATCAGAATACTAATGAAAGATAAGAGCGCTTCATAATGGCAAACCCTAATGGTCGCAAAGGTGCACAGTTTGAGACTGATGTAATGCATTGGCTTCGTGATAATGGAGCTATATCAGAGCGTCTTGCTAAGTCTGGCGCCAAAGATGAAGGGGACTTGTATGTCTTCCTTCAAGGTGAAACTTATATACTTGAATTGAAGAACCGCAAGAAGCTAGACTTACCTGCGTTCTGGGACGAGGCGCAGGTTGAGGCAAAGAACTACGCGAAGGCTAGGAAGTTGGCGACCATACCTCCTGCCTTCGTTGTAGTTAAGCGCAGGAATCATAGCGTGAAGAACGCATGGGTTATACAGGATTTAGAACAATGGATGAGAGAGAGATATGAATGACCTCCCAAGTATTAGAGATGTCCTTGTCCACTACGGTGCGAAGCTTGGACGAAGCCACGGGCAAGTCAATCTCAGATGTCCATTCCACGGTGATACGCATCAAAGCGGGACAGCCAACCTTGATAGCCAACTCTTCGTCTGCTTTGCATGCGGCGTTCAAGGAAATAGTTTACAAATCATTTCCCAGCAAGAAGGGATTAGTGTAAGAGATGCAAAAGAATTCGCAAAGAGAATTACTGGAGAGAGCAGCAACGAGGTATCAGGCAAACATCTCTCAGGCAGAAGACTACCTCAAAAGCAGGGGTATTCCAATGGAAGTAGCACGGTTGGCGCGATTAGGCGTAGTCGTAGAGCCTGAAGTAGGACACGAAGCTTACCAAGGAAGGTTGAGTATCCCTTATGTTACCAAGACAGGCGTGGTTGATATTAGATTTCGTAGCCTCAATCCCGCAGTTGAGCCGAAGTATATGGGACTCACTGGCGCTGAGACTAAAATGTATAATGTTCTTGACATTGAGCGTGCTGGTGATTTTATTGGTGTATGTGAAGGTGAACTTGATACTCTTACTATGTCTGCTTGTATCGGGATTCCTTGCGTTGGTGTACCGGGAGCGAACAGTTGGAAGAAACATTATACGAGACTCCTTGCTGACTTCGAAAGAATCTATGTCTTCTCAGATGGAGACCAACCCGGCAAGGAATTTGCCAACGCACTTGCGCGAGAGCTACCATGTACTATCGTCCAATTCCCCGACGGAGAAGATGTCAACTCATATTATACGAACTACGGGGAGAACGCAGTCCTCCAGAAAGCAGGACTCCTAGATGTTTAATGGACAAGAGATACCTATATGCCCGCTATGCGGGATGAAGTTTGATAATGTATTCGATACAGTCGAACACATACTAGAAGATGATGAAGAGTTTGACCCTGCGCTACTCTTGCCAGGTGGATTCAGACTAATGGTTGGCTCGTTGTTGTGCGCTTTGTACAATAACCGCAACAATCCTGAGATGATATCTAAGATTACTCAAGACGCATACGGTACACTCTTCCTCGCCGAAGCAAGTCCTGAGTTAATAGCGGAGACGATTGAAGATATCATAGTTGAAGACACGATGGAAGGTTTAGATGAAGAACTCAAGAAACTATTCAAGAATGGAGAGTGAAGAGATATGGCAGATTACAACCCATCTCGCAGAGATAGGCTACAAGATTACATCGATACACAAAGAGGACGGGATGCTTACGGTCACCCTAAAGGTACCTCTCTTAACTACGAGCTACCCCGTGACCCCACCCAATTCGAAGAGGATGTCAGAATAGTTTATGATGAACTCATGTCTATCCTTCTTAAGAAGCACAAGGACTACGGCCCGAAGAATATTGCTGAAGCCCCAGGCGGTGCTCTTAATGGCTTGCGTGTGCGCATCCATGATAAGCTGGCTCGCATCAATAATCTTATAGATAAGGGTAGCAATCAACCTGAGTATGAATCATTGGAAGATTCGTTCGCTGACATGGCGAACTACGCAATTATCGGCATGTTAGTACTGAGAGATAAGTGGGATAAGTAAATGGTTAAGAACTCCTCGTTTGATTTAGACTTCGGGTATGGACGCAAGGGTGAACAGTTAGTTGAGGAGTTGCTGACTGGCGGGCGTACCGTCGAAGTCAAGCGCGATAGGAAATGGTGGATAACCAACAACCTATACATTGAAGTTGAGTGCTGGTTCAATAAGAGTAAGTCGTGGGAACCATCAGGGTTATCTGTGACTGAGGCTGCGTACTGGGCGTTCGTCCTTGAGCAGGCGACTCTTATTGTACCGACGCACATATTGAAGAAGGGCGTGGCTGAATTAGGGCGAGAGATATCTTGCGAAGTGCCACCTAATAAGTCTAAGGGTTATCTGATTACAGTAGAAGATTTGCTAACGATGACTCGCAAGTATAAGAATGAGAAAGAATAATGAACTGGGATAGAATAGAACGCTGGGATTATATCGTAGTTGCTGTCGCATCTGAGTACCATAAGAAGTTCCCTCTCTGTGAGATAGAGGATATCAAGCAGGCGCTTTATCAATGGTTCGCTGAACACCCCAATAAGTTAGATACTTGGGAGAAGATAGGCGAGAAGGATGCTAAGAATCTAATCTATCGTAGCCTTAGGAATCAGGCTCTAGATTATTGCCAGCGTTGGAAAGCCAAGAGTGTTGGCTATGATGTATCAGATTTATATTATTATGAACCAGAATTGGTAGAAGTATTGTTGCCGACTGTGTTGATGGGCAACTTTCATATCGCTCCGAAGTTGAACCTCGGTAGAATTGGTCGTCCCTCTGCTCCCGCCGAAGGCGGTAATGTTCAGGTGATGTTACTTGAAGTAGACTCAGCATATTGGAAGCTGTCGAAGGAGGATAGGAAACTTCTATTCTTCAGACATGCCGAGTCTATGGACTTCAAGGAGATAGCCAACTATCTATCTCTTGGCACGGAGGACGCTGCGAGGATGCGTCACAAGCGTGCGATTAGACGCCTCATTAATAAGCTTGGGGGGCGTAAGCCTTATCAAGATGAGGACTTAGATAAACCAGATGGTGATGAAGGTGATGAGTCCAACAGTGGTGAGTATCGAAACGATATCAGCACCACCGATGAAGGCGAGCAGGGAGAGTCCTGACATCCAAGTCCAGTACCTCACCAAGTGTCACTCTCATCCCAGGCGCTAGGTTCAGCGTCGGACATGAGAGAATCTAGATAGTCCTCTTCACTTGAGAAGTCAGGATACCAGTCTAGAATCCTAGTGCCAGCAGATATTGATAACTCTGCTACATCATCGTCGAAAGCAGCATCATCGCTAGTGTATCGCTCCCACTTTAGGTTGAGCAACTCTAGGTTGAACTGGTAGATACCATCATCTGTACCGACAATGAATATCGGTGCGTAGTCTAAGCCCTTAGCTCCACCCATAATACTATCATAGGCACGCTTGGGTAGCACTATGTATGTAGATGCGATTGAGATTACATAGGCATACACTGAGTCATCTCGATTGATAAGTATCGAATGGTCTTCGTAATCTTCTATCTCAGAAAGAGAATACTTGTGCTCCTCAAGCAGCGAAGCAATCTCCTCATGGTTTAGTTGGTGCGTTATCATTTATCCTCCGGTCTTGTAGAATCCAGTTCCCTTGAACTGAATACCTGGTGCGTGGTATACTCTTGTTGATTCAAGCCCGCAAGTTATACACTTGACTGGCTCGTCCCTCTCATCTACATGACGAGAGAAAGCTTGTACTGTCTCGCATTTATTACAGCGATACTCATAGGTCGGAGACATTGTAATCCTCCGGTGTAGGTGCGGTAGCTACTGTGCCACACTCAGCGCACTCCATATCCATAAAGTACATAGAGATGTTGCCTGTGTCGCTATCAAACATAGCCTTAAGATTCCATACCATCGAGCCACACGGACATATCGTCGTCGGTGTCCCTCGAATATCCATCGCCGTCTTGTAATCCGGCTTTAGCTCGCTGATGTGTTTTGGTTCTGTCATTCTGTCTGTACCAATCTTTCTGTAGTGGTTCAGCATTGGCGCAGGCTTGCGCTGTGCTATGATAAATGTACTTCTTGAGTCTCCTATGCCCCAAGACTATGTAGAAGTTATCATCTACGATAGGCTTATAGCAAGTATTACATAGGGTTAGATTGATTCTATCCCTAATAGTTCCATGCCACTTACTCATTAGTGCCAGCCCTTCCTCTTAAAGTGTTGCCAAGCACGACAGGGAGTATGGTATCTATGATAGATATACTCAAGCCCCCTGTCTATCTGCTTGGTGGGGGGTGTAGCAGGGTCAAGCCCTAGAATCTGTGGGATACCGCCAGCATTACGACCGCCAACTTTTATCTTGTTGAATGCGTTGGGGTTCCATGCTGATTCCTTACCCCACAACTTCTTAAGGCAGGACATCTGTTTATCTCGCCATAAACCTAGTCTATCGTAGGCGTATGCTTTGCTATCATCAGTAGACCATGTAGTCTGATGAGGATATTTATGTGGAGGTTTAAGTGGCTCCACTATTAAGATAGTAAATAGCGATACGAACGCCAGCACTATGCCGTATCTTATGAGATACTTTCCCATGCTCTGACTCCTTCCGCAAACGCTATCGCTTGCTCTCTAATTGTACCACTTCGGCGGGTTCTTGCCAAGCGTATTCTCTCACCGGCTAGTAGCCCACCCCAAATACCATGCTCTATGTTCTCCTCACGCATACCCTCTTCGAGGCAGCTAGCACGAACCGGACAAAAGGCACAAATTGCTACGGCTTTGAGTGCGTTCTCTACCATTTGCTGATGTTGCTTCCTGCTTGGTCGTCCACTACCACGCTGACCAGGAAGTTCCTCGGGGAACCACAAGTCAGGGTTAGGGTGGGTTGAACATAGTCCTCTCACACTTCTCCCCTTCTTACCTCTCTAAGTAAATTGTTTACTGCCTTGATAGCACCTTCAAGCATAGCGTATCCGGAACTTGTGTCCCCTTCCGCATGCTTCTTCTCTCTGTAGAGATAGCTTCGATAGTTCTTGAGGTGTGATAACATAGCCTCGCGTTCTATCGTGCTAGTCATTTTCTTCCTCATCTTCTTCATCTTCTTCATCTTCTTCTTCGCTATCGTCCATCTCTCCTTCCATGTCGGAGAAGATTCTTTCAACAGCATCATCAAGTTCGTCGATGAGTTCCTCAATCTTATCATCACTCCAACCACGCACCATGTCGGCGGTGATTGAAGATTGCCATACTGCCTTCGCCATACTATCCTCGATTCATTATTGGTTTATGTACTGGGTGGATAATTACTATTCCTGTCAGCAACTCAGCCCATTTGCGGGCTTCGTCTATTGTGTCGAATGTTCCATAGAACACTGACTTATCTGATGTCTCCTTAGGAAAGACAAGGACTACATAGCCAGCCACCAGCATACCCGCTGATGGCTCGGCTACTGCGATGTCTCTGCTAGGCGCTGAAGATAACGCTTGTGAATCCGTCGAGTCGGTCATGTGTTGTGACCAATCCCTTCTTGCCATTGAGATGGCGGTAAGTGCCGTCGCCTAGTGATACCCACATAGACTTAGGCTTGAAGCGGCTTTGCTCCGGTAGCGCCTTGAGGATTGTACCTCTTGGGTAATAGTTGTCTTGCTCATCTGCCTTAGCCTCTAGTAGGTAGGCGATGTCACGAAGTTCGTCAGCTAGGCTGACAAGTGCTTCCTTGTTCATAAGTTATTGCTCCTTGTTAGTTGGTTAGTAAGGTATTGCTATGTTCTTCTTATCATACACCCTCACCCAATGATTGTCAAAGTCATAGGCTGAGGAGTTCTTCTTCGCACTAGCGGGAGTATAGCACATACAATCCTGCCATGTCGAGAGGCATGACATACAGGCATCACAATACTGGCAGTAATCTGACGACCTATCTATGTCAATGAGGGCATCACATGAGGGGCACATGTCAATGACTATCTCATCATCTAACTCATCGAGAAGTTGCTCATACTGGGCTTGCTCCTCGGCGAATGAATCATGTGTTGCGGTAGCGGTAGGCTTGGTGTCTGACTTGTAATAAGTCGAGAGCGTATAGGTGCTACGCTTGTACGAGGAATTACTCCACCATACACCATTCTCGTCCCAATGACCTAGTCTTTCGTTGATTAGATAGAGTTGGTATTGGGCATTAGGATTGGCGGTGAGCACGGCTATCTTACTACCCGAAGCCCACCCCTCAATCATGCGGTACAGATTCTCATCTTCCAAAGCGCGAACACCACCAAGTTTAGGTAGCGTATCCTCTGCGAAGATTCGCGTATCGCTACGCTTATCATCTTTCCCTATGAAAGTATCTAGCACACCATTGTGCGCTAGTACTGTATCGGTATCGTCACCCACTTGGAATGGGTGGCAGTTATCCTCGTTCTTTACGCCATGCGTAGCATAGCGGGCATGCCAGATAGCATAGCCGTGAGGATTCTGTTGGCGCATGTGGATAAACTTGCTTACGGCTTTACGGGCAGACATGGTACGATAGCGGAAAATCTTGCCGTCAATTACCATAGCGAACCCGTAGCCGTGCGGATTAGCACACGCGCCTTCTGTAAGTTCCTCGCGCTTTGGTATAGCGTTAGGCTTACAGACAACTAATAGACACATACAACACCCCCTAAGCG